GTCGTGGGCCGCCAGCTTCTACTCCGAGGGCGGCTACCCCTCCGTGTGGGCGAAGCCCGAGGTCCCCTTCGCCGACGAGGACGAGGCCACGAAGTTCAAGCAGAAGTGGACCTCCAACCCGCCGAACACCCCGCTCGTCATCGAGGGCATCGAGGAGGTCGGCACGCTGCCGGTCGACCAGGCCAGCGCGCAGGCGCTCGATGCGCGGACGTTCACCTTCGGCCAGGCGGCGCTGATGTTCGGCATCCCGGGGTCGATGGTCGAGTATGTCCAGTCCGGCTCATCTCTGACCTACCAGAACGTCGGCCAGCGGTTCGACGACTTCGTGAAGGGCTGCCTGTGGCCCAACTATCTCGAGGGTTCCGAGCAAGCCATGACCGACCTCCTGCCCCGCTCCTGGGTGGCTGAGTTCGAGACGGACCGCTTCACGAGACCGGACCCGAAGACGCGCATGGAGATCCACAAGCTCGCCATCGAGGCCGGCGTGTACGACCCCGAGTACGCACAGCGCCAGGAGGGCATCATGCCGGGCTCCATCGAGACGGCACCCATCCCGCCCGCGCCTCCGGCTGCCATCCCGGCACCCATCGAGGCCCGCTCTGCACCCACCGAGCTGCGATGCGACGGCATGACCGCGAAGCGCCGCAGTGGCGTCAGTCGCATCGAGCGGTGCAACCGCCTGCTCTCCAAGGCCGGCGAGTTCGTGGGCACCTGCCCACGCTGCAAGAAGGTCTATGCCGCTGTCGCGGCTTGACGCGCTGATGTAATCTCTCCGCAACCGAAGACATCCGGCCGTCGAGCCCTCCGTGGCCTGGCCGAGGACGTGGCCTCCGCGCATGTGCCCACAAGCGCAGCGTTGGAGGCTTTCCCTTGGCAGACGCAGAAGCCCAGACCACCCATTCGGTCCAGTTCGAGTCCGAGGTCACCGTCCGCAATCTCTCGAAGCGAGAGCTGGACGTCCGCCTCGTTCCCTGGGGCCGTGTCGTCGAGACGCAGAACGGTCTCGAGATGTTCGAGCGCGGCGCGTTCGCCGACGCCGTGCCCGCAGATGTCTACCTCCAGGGCCAGGAGCACGAGGTCCACATGGGCCTCGGCCAGAACGGCCAGCCCGTCCTGACCCGCCATCCCGTCGGCCGCGCGACCGCGCTCGATGACCGCGAGGATGCGCAGTACGCCACGTTCCGGGTGGCGCGCACTGCCCGCGGTGACGAGGTGCTGGCGCTTGCGGATGACGGCCTCGTCGCCGGCATCTCCGTCGAGTTCAGCGAGGTCCCCGGCGGCACCGAGTACCGAAAGCAGGGCGGGCGACGACTCGCCGTCCACAAGCGCGCCCGGCTCTCGGGCGCATCCACGACCTATCGGCCGACGTACCCGGAAGCCTCCGTGGTCGCGGTCCGCAGCGAACAGGAGGGTTCTCCCGTGGCAGACGCCGCACCCGTGACGGAGGCCACGCCGGCCCCGCCCGTCATCGACATCGCGCCGATCATGGCGCGCTTCGACCAGATGGCCGAGACGCAGGGCCAGGCCCGCGCCGCGAGTGATGACGCCATCGCCCAGATGCTCGACCGCCTCGAGAAGCTCGAGGAGCACGGCCGCGCGCAGTTCACGTTCCCGGCGAAGGCCGAGGGCAAGGCGTATCCCGATGACTTCTCGCGTGGCGACTGGCTCAAGCTCGTCCTGCGGACGCTGTCCGGCGAGATGGTCAGCCAGACAGAGCTCCAGGCGCGCGTCGCCGCAGACCTCGTGACCGCAGACAACCTCGGCGTGGTGCCCCCGGCCTACCTGTCGGAGACGATCGGCATCATCGACCCGTCGCGCCCGTTCCTCGAGAGCACGCGCAAGTTGCCCTTCGAGCCAGACGGGATGACCCTCACCGTGCCGACCATCGCGACCCGCCCCACGACGGGCGTCCAGACGAATGAGAAGGACGAACTCACCAGCACGACGAGCAGCATCGGGACCACCAGCTTCAGCCCGACGACCATCGGCGGCTACGGGGACATCAGCCTCCAGTTGCTCAAGCGTTCGTCACCGTCGTTCCTCTCGATGTACCTGGACCTCCTCAACGAGGCATACGCCATCGATGCGGATGACAAGGCCGTCGACGCGCTCCTCGCTATCGCGGCGGTGAACGAGGGCGGCGCTATCGACCCTGATGACGGGCCACAGTTCGGGGCTGCCTGGCAGAACGCGGCGGCCGTGTCGCGCCAACTGATCCCCGACCGACTCTGGCTCTCCACGGCAGCCACGGCGGCGTTCATCGACGCCAAGTCGTCCACGACGAACGCGCCGCTGTACGCCAACCTCGCTGCCAACTTCACCGCCGGCGGGGGTCCCGGCGGCCTGATCTCCGGCCTGCGCCCCGTCCACGTCCCGGCGCTCGACGACGAGGCTGTGGACATCATCGTCGGTCCGTCCCGCGGCTTCGCGTGGATGGAGGATGGCGTCTACACCCTCCAGGTGGACGTGCCGGCCAAGGCCGGCCGCGACGTCGGCATCGTCGGGATGATCTTCTACGCCCCGATGTACCCGGCCGCCTTCACGACTTACACCCTCAGCTCGTAGGCCGTGACGGTCGACCTCGCGCTGCTGCGGGAGCACTTCGGCACCGGCCCGTCCGATGATGTCCTCGGGACCGCCCTCGCGGCGGCCCTCGAGGCCATCGACAGCCGATACGGCCCCGCAGCAGCCACGCACCGGGAGCATCTTCGGCCGTTCGGCCAGTGGGTGAAGCTCGGGCATCGTGCGTCCGCCGTGACGACCGTCCTCGAGGGCGGGGAGACGGTGGCGAGCGGCGACTACATGCTCTGGCCTGGAGGTCGATACCTCCGACGCCTCGATGCGTCGGACGACCCGACGGCCTGGACGGGCTGGGTCGACGTCACCTACACCCCTCTCTCCGAGGCCGCCGAGCGCGACCGGGTGACCATCGCGCTCGTCGACCTCGACCTCAATCGCCACACGGGATTGACCGGCATCACGGTCGGACCGTGGTCCGAGCAGTACGCGCAGGGCGACGACAGCTACGCAAGGCAGCGTGACGCCGTCCTCGCGTCCATGCGACCGGCATCGGTGGGCGTCTGGTGATCTACCCCCACCTCGTGAGCTTCGAGTCCTCGGCTCCGACGCGCACGCCGTCGGGCGGCGTGACACCGGGCTATGCGCCCATCGTCGGGCTCACTGACCTCCCGGCCCGCATCATCCCCGAGCAGGTAGAGGACGCGACGGGGCGCATGGTCGTGGACATCGACCGTTTCACCGTCATCGTCCAGGGCGACCGCGCCATCGAACGGCCGATGCGCCTCGTGTCGGACTACCTCGACGCCGTGCTCGGCGTCGTCAAGGTCCAGCGCCCGGTGCTCTACGGCAGCCCGCTGACGAACGCCACCATCGTCACGGCCGAGCGGGTGAGCGCATGAACGTCGTCATCCTCGTGCCCAGGCGCGACGGGTTCGCCGACCGTGACCGGCTGTGGGCCTTCACCCGGCGCTGGTGGGAGTCGGAGTTCGACTGGCCCATCGTCGAGGGCCACCACGACACGGGCCTCTTCAACCGCTCTGCGGCCGTCAATGCCGCCGCGCGGCTGGCGGGCGACTGGGACATCGCGGTGCTCATCGACTCCGACGTGCTCATCGACGCAGATGCGGTGCGCAGGGCTGTCCCGCTGGCGGTGGAGTCGGGTCAGATGGTCGTGCCCTTCGAGGTGCGCCACAACCTCTCCGAGCACGGTACGCGGCGCATCCTCGCCGGCGACAGGGGCAACTGGAAGGGCTACATCGCCCGCTCCTACCGCTCCCAGCACTCGGCCGTCGTCGTCATCCCCAGGACGCTGTACGACGACATCGGTGGCTTCGACGAGGGCTTCTCGGGTTGGGGCTTCGAGGACAGCGCCTTTGCCTTGGCCTGCGAGCTCTACGCTTCGCAGCCGCTCGTGCGCATCCACCCGGGCGAGGTCTGGCATCTGCACCACGGCACGGCCAAGGGCGAGAAGCACGGCAGCCCGTCCCATCGGCGGAACGCCGCCCGCATGGAGCTGTACCGCAAGGCGTGCGCTGCGGGCGACCGCTCAGCCGTCGCTGCCCTCGTGGCAGAGGGCCGCGAGATGGCGGGCACCGCCTACGACGCCATCCCGGCCATCCTGCACCGCGTCGTCCCCGAGCAGACTCCGGCTGTCGCAGAGAAGTGGTGGGCGGCGTTCGGGAAGCTGCACCCGGGCTGGCGCCTGATGACGCATCGTGATCCGCTCGACCCCGCCGACTGGCCGCTGACTTCGCCGCACTGGCCGAAGGTGACGGTCGGTGCCCAGCTGGCCGACCTGGTGCGCCTGGAGGCCCTGCTGAAGTGGGGAGGCTGGTATGTGGACCAGGATGTACAGCCCTTCCGCTCGCTCGCTCCCCTGGCATC